AACAAAACTAACAACCCTAACTAACTAATTCAAATGGAATCAGCATTTACAGCACGTTTCAAATTCATTGCAAACAGGAAGAAAAAAAGCGGAAACGATTGTGACCGTTATTTATTGATTGACTACACTCCAGAAGAGGCAAGAAAAGCAGCCAAGTGGCTTATCGCTCAAGCTGATGCTTGCGATACTCCTGGAGGATCTAAAATCAGGAAGTATAGTTCAAGAACAGACTATGAAGAGATCCCTGGGTTTACCATCTTTGGAAGTCAGTGGTCTATTGATCCACATTCTGAGGAAGAATGGGTTGATGGCCGAGGCACGATAGCACCGAGAGCCTAACTTTATATGGGGCATTGAAATTTTTACGAGTCAATTTCATGTAAGACCCCTTTTTTATTTATGACAACCACAGATCAAGACATTAAAAAATGACAAAAATTAATGACGATGATTACGGAAGCTGGGGTGTTCCTCTCGATTCCACAACTTTAATAAGCTACACAAAAGATTTTATGGTTGTTCCAGATATAGTTGGATGGAAATATATTCCAAGGACACAAAATGACAACTACCGAAAAAATCGCAGCAGCCAGAAAAAGAGTTGCTGAACTTGAACTTCTCATAAAATTATGGACAAAACCAAAAAACCTCCCATCATTAAAACACCATTTGATTTAGATTATTTAAGTTCTAAGGAAAAAGAAAACCTTATAACACTTGAAATTCAAGAACAGGATTATTTTAGAATCTGTCAAGCTTATACAATTGCTGTAACTCTTTTAGCTCAACAGTATCCATTATCTAAGCATGGCCGTAAACCAGAATGGAAATTAGAAAAAAGAAAAATAAACAGTAAAATGGCACAGGATCTTAATGATTCTCATAAAAGAATTTTAAAAGCTGGAAGAGAATGGAAAATAAAGACCTGATCAAAAATTATTATGACCAGCTTGCAGAATTACAGAAAAAATTCTGGTTTGAGGGTATAGAAACTAAGGAATATTGTGTAAGATATGATGCTATAAATAAAAGGATACAAGAGTTGGAAAATGAGTGATTCAAAAAAACTTAGGAAGCTGAAAGAAATCAGACGTAAAAACTTAGAAAAAAATCTATTAGATGTTCAGCTAAAAGGTCAGGATCATTATGTGTTCATTAACGATAGAAACAAAGCCCAGGTTGTTAACAAAGATGGTGCATGGATTACTGAACATATTAAGACATCAATCCTGAAGTTTAATTTTGAAATTGATAAGATTGAAAAAATGTTGGTAAAAGATTTTACAAAAGAAGAACTTAAGGAATACGAAAAAAGCGTTTCAAAGGGTTCTTAGGTTTTTTTTGCCTCATCTCTACTACAACACGATTTGCTTCTAATTCTATGAGCCTGTTTAACAATGAGGCCATAAAAATATCCTGATCAAACTTTTTTCTGACTAAGTGAGTGCAATATCTTTTTATATCAACTAAATCATCAGCTTTCATTATTTCCCTACATTGCATTTCAATCTCCAGTTCCAGTTCGGGAGGTGCTGGTTCTATGTTTATGTTGAGAAATTTAGTTATTTTCATTTTACTGGAAATAATTTTTCTTCAATCATCTTGACGATGGCATCATCAACGTCATTATCTGACTTGGCACTTAAGTCTTTTAAAAGTGACAAACAGGCTTTGCGTAGCGATTCACTTTTGCCGAACTTGATGAGCAGATTGATTAGAAACTTTGACATTGGTTTTTTTGTGTTACTTTCCAAACATACCAATAATTGCTACATTTGGCACATAGCTGTTTGTTAAGCAGTGGTCAATGCTTAGAGATACCCACAAGCAGCTTTTTTATATGGAAGATCAAGAACCAAGTAAAGTTGAAACCATTGTTAAAGTCTGTGTACTTTTGTGGTCGGCAACACTTTTATCCCTTTCATACTATGAACCGCCCTCTGGTAAGAAAATAGTAGATTTTGACCCCACATTTATAGCTTCGATTTTTTCAGCTTCCACAGCTTCACTAGGTTTTTCGATAAAAAAGAAAAAAGATACTATAGTGGATAATAAGAACAACAAAGTTGGTATCAAATGAAAAAACTACTGCCTTTTATTTTTCTTGTATCTGCGCCAGCTTATGCAGACATCAATCACTCAATCCAGAATGTTGTCTCGGTCAGTACATTAGGAGCTAGTTCAACGAGTAATCGGATTGGTACGACCTTCTCGGCATCGGGTACAAATGTCACCCCAACAGCAGGCGATACTGCAAATGCCATCGGTACGCTTGATTTAACAGATGCACAGATCACCAACGGTATTCCTACGATAGACAACACAACTTCTTACGCAGTTACTAATAGTGGTGATGCCTGGTCTGTAAGTGAAAGCTTTATTCAAGGCGATTCCATCCCTACAAGTTTTTTAGCCACAACGGTTACTAATGGTGTTGTACCAGCATTACCCATATTTGGAGACACAACAACTGTGAGCGGTGGTGATATTGGCACTACGGCTATGACAATGGATTCTGGAGGTGCGATGACAGTTAACTTATCTGCTACAGGAGCAGGCGTTACAGCCCAGATGTCCAGCACAATCAAGTTAGAAATTGATTGATGAAATGGCTGGTAATATTTTTATTTGGCATACCTAGTGCTTATGCAGGGGGTATCACTCCATCGTTCTCTACAGGCCAGATGGAATCTTCGAGTTCCAGTAAAACTATTATTGTGGAGACCATTGTTACGGAAAATTATAGGACAGGATATTCTTATAGTTTGCAAGGTAATAACATCAAAGTTAAGGATGGAACAGTTATATCACCTGATGCTACCTATACAAACACACAGACAGTTAATGGAGTTTCATTTAAATGGGTAACTCCAGATTTACCGACCAAGCCACAATGGGAAATCAAAACTCCCGGAGAAGCGTTCAGCATAACAGAAAATTTTCTTGCTCCCGGATTGGATGCAACCAGCACAGTGCAAAGAACAATCAATACAGAAAGTCAAAGCACAAGCTTGTCAATTTTTTCAAATTAAGTTTATTACTATTATTATATTTACCCAAAACCTTTGCTAATACTGTAAGTTCGCCTTCAGCCTCAAGTAGCGGAACCGTTATTAATAACGGATATCAAACTATTAATGGCGGTTTTCCCAACATGATTTACGGAGGTAATGTGCAATGTCAGCAACCAACATTAGCTTTTACTCCGTTTGTAACTAAAGGAGAAAATTACAGTACTCCTAGATCAACTACAACTATAACTAATATTTATGATCTTGCAGAAGATGCAGAAGGTAACCTGATAAATCCCGGCAAAATTTTATACCAAAGTGAACAACCAAGAATAGATCAGTCAACCCATAATTTTAACTATGGATTTACTGTTAGCCTACAGATACCATTGGGAAAAGGATCTGATCTTTGTTTAAAGGCAGCTGAAAACCAGATTAAAGGACAAGAGTTTGTATTAGCTCGTCAAAAATTAGAAGCAAATTTGGCTCGTATGAAGGTATGTGCAGAGCAATTTAAGCTTGGTGTAAAACTAATAAACGAAGATGCAGTTACTTGCAAAAATGTTATTCTTACGACAATACCTAATCAAGTTGAACCGCATACGCATAAATTTAAATCTAGTTTTAAGAATTCTTTTGATCCTGCTTTTTAGTTAAAACCTTTTTAAAGACGGTTTTACTAATTGATTTTAATAGCCCCAAAAGTAAAGGAGAACTGGCAGCCAAGAGAGAAATAGTAACAACATTAAGTGCAGCAGAAGGACTTGGTAGTACGGAATCGACAAAGGTGACACTTTCATAATCCGTAATGCATTCGTTGTTTTCATTTCTAGTATAACTTTTAATAATTTCTAGTCTTTTTTCGTTAACATACGAACCCACTCTTAACGCTCCTTCTGGAGGACATGGTTTGTATATTACTTTCTTATCCTTCTTTGGCTTCGGTTGCACCACGTTAGCGTCTTGTGCAGCCTTAGAAGCAGTGTTAATTGGTGTTGGCTCTGTATTAACTATCTGTGCAGGATCGTACCTCATAGGCGTATACGATGGTATTTCACCGTTAGGACATAAAGTGTACGTGCCACGTTTATCTGATAAAAGTAAAGACGGATTGCGTGTAGTTTCTAAATCTCTGTGATATAGATAACATCCCGGTAGTTTGCCTTCTAATTTAGGCTTTGTAAAATATGGTGTATCTGGGATATCAATTGTCGGTAAAGTTATCTCAGGTATTTTTATTTCAGACACTAAGGTATAAGTTTAGGCTTTGATGGTATTGGTATAGATGGGCCTGTCATGTCTGGCATTGCATTTCCTAATAAATCTCCCATTAATGGTTGTATTTCTTTTAATACTTTATCCATTATTTTTTTTTGGAATTGAGGTGATTGAACATATTTGTATGTAAAAAAACCACCGCTTAGAATACCCAACACAAGTATTCCAGTTACGATGGTAATAATATCTAAAGCTTTTCTCATGGTAAAAGAACAAATACTACGAGCTTGCTCATTAATGAGTTTAATCGTTCTGTTACTTATAGTAGCAATCAGCCCCCTTTACGTCACTATGGGAATAATGACAAAACAAATGATTGATAAATCTAAATAGTGTTAAAAAGCTACACCCGTTGCTTGTACTGGTGTGTTAATAAGATCAATCTCTGTTTTTAAACTTGCTTCAATAGCAGCAACTGCAGTTGAACCTAAAGTATCTTTAACCCAAGTTACCATTGTTGCACTGTCTGGAGTTTTTGCAGAGGTGTCATAAGCAATAAAATCAGAAGGTAATGATTCGGGTTTGGTATATACTACCTCCCCTGTACGTCTTGCTTTTTCTTCTGTGCCGTCCATACCTTTTACACGATAGACAACATTAGTAAAATAACCATCAGCAACATCTCTTTTACAAGCAGTGCCGTTGATTTCCCAAGTGTAAGTAATAGCCATAATAAATCCTTTGTGATATTAGTTAAGCTTTTGGCTCAACTGAATTTACAATATCATCTCTTAAATTACTAAAATTAACAAGTTCTTTTAAAGTTTTTATAGCACCTTGATCTTCTAAAAGTGGTTGTTGTAAACTATTTAATTCTGTTTTTAATCTTGCTATTTCCTGTTCTAGCTGTTGTGCTTTAGCAACATTTTTATTAAAACGTTCTTGAACTTCGTTTAGCTTTTCTTCTGGTGTTGACATAATAATTTGGTTATATGTTTTCATAATATACTAAGCAGCTTCTAATGTTGCAACTTTAGTTTCTAATATTTCTATTTTAGCAATAGCTTCTTGCAATGCTTTTGTAAGATGTGCAGTTATACCAACTGTGTTAACAGAGTATCCTTCACTTTTAATTCCACCTTTACTACCTTTTGTTTCGTCAACTAAAGTTGGATCATATTCTGTTCCATAAACAAGATTTGGCAATACCGTTTTAACTTCTTGAGCTATAAAACCACTAACATTATTATTTCTATTTTCATCTATCCAATCAAAAGTAACTGGCCTTAATTGTTTTATTATTGCAATAGCACCATCTGTTATTGATGCAATATTTTTCTTTAATTTTTCATCAGAAGTATCATTTAAATCACCTGATACAATTAATGAAGAAGCAACAGTTAAAAAGTTAGTATGACCAGCTTCACCACCATTTGTTCTTCTCATATTCAAACTGTTATTTAAAAACCCAAAATCCATAAATCTACTTGCTGGAGTACCACTTGCAGAGGTCATACCAAATTCACCACTATCTAAATTTGAAGCAGTTGCTGTTAAAAGTCCAGTTACAGTTACACCACCTGATGCGGTTTCTAATTTTTTAGTTCCAGCATGATTTAATTCGCAAGCACCACCTCTAAAAAATCTTGCCATTTCTTGATGGTTAGCATCACCACCTGTACAACCTCTAAAAGTTAAAGCACTAGAACCTACTGCTGCGTCAACAAACCTTTGTGCATCAGAACCACCTGTTAAATTAAGTTCAGCAGTTAAATCAACATTACCAGTAACATTAATACCAACGTTTGTTGTCTCTAACTTTGTACTGTTGTCATATTTTAACTCCACTGCTCCATTTGGAGTGGCAACTATCATTGCTTCATTACCATCCGATCTTAAATTAAATTTTGTTGTTGTTTTTATAAATAATTCACCATTAGTATTATCAATGTAGGTATCCGTTCCATTATGATAAATTTCTAAATCATGTCCAGTTCCAAGACGTATTTTTTCATTATCATTAGCGTATAAATGGCCTGTAAACCTAGCTCCGTCTGATTTTGTTTCTAAACGTTTTGTATTATCGTAATAAAGCTCTACGGCTCCATTAGGAAAAGCTCTAAGCATATTTTCACTATTACCAGCATTTCTTAAATTAATACTACTGTCAGAACGTAAAGCGATAGCCTCACCTTTTATATATAAAGACCCAGTGCCTACTTCATCAATATACGAATCCGATCCATCATGATAAATTTGTAGGTCTGAAGAATTACCAGCCTTAAATTTACCATTGTCTGCAACATCAAAGTTACCACTACCAGCAGACATTGTTCCTGTTACTAAAGCTCCATAACTTGTAGTCTCAAACTTTCTAACGTTGTCGTAATATAGCTCTACTTGACCATTTGCAACTGCCTGTATTATCGCCTCCGAACCACCAGAGTCTACTAAAGACAACTGATTAGTCCATATTTGAAGATTACCTGTGCCAGAATCTTTTATAAAACTATGACTTCCTGAGTGATAAATTTGTAGGTCATCACTTGCACCAAATTTTAACTTTTTAGAATCATTTTTTAAATAAACATCACCTGTAGTAAATAAATCTCCATCATTTTGTAAAGTTAATTTATCAACGTAAGAACCCGAAATGTTATTTGCAATGGTTAAATCGTTATCATCTTGATTAGAGTTTAGTCTCCAGCCATCACCATTATCGTCACCATCATCAGCTACTAGATATAATCCAGCACTTATCCCTTCAGTACCGAAAACTTTTAATTCTCCACCAGAAACTTTAGCTCCAGTGCTTGTTGTCTCAAACTTTGTAACGCTGTCATATTTTAAATCAACTTTTCCATTATTTGCACAGAAAATATAAGTTTCACTATTATTTTCATTGGATAATCTTATTGTATCTGATAGCAAGCGAAGCTCATCTGTTACGTTTTTAATGTATGACCGAGTGCCATCATGATATAGCTTTAAATCATCCCCTGCTCCAAGTTTAAATTCTGCACCATCAACTGGTATGGCAACATTGTTGCTTTGATAAAATTGCGCTCCACCAATATTAACTTGACCATCTGATTGTATTGTTACAGGAGTAGTATCAAGCGAGCTAGAATTAGATACTCTAAATTTTATATCTTGTCCTGTTGTGTTGTGATCTATAAAAGCATCACCGCTAGATTTAAACCTTAAATTATTTTCAGCGAATTTAGTATCATTACCTCCTACTGTTATTTCACTAGATACATCAGCAATTCCTGTGACTACAACCCCAGCACTTGTAGTGTAAAACTTTTCACTGTTGTTGTAATATAGTCCTACTGATCCGTCTGCATCTGCAACTATCATTGACTCAGAATCAGCTTGATTTCTTACTCTGAAAGCATTAGTTTGTATTTCTAAATTTTGACCAACAGCACCGTTGATTATATTATGACCATTGTGATAAATTTGTAGGTCATTACTATTTCCAAATCTAACTTTTACACTATCGTTAAAATCAACTCCTGTAGCACCACCTATAGAAGAACCACCTCCTCCACTACTTTGATTAACCCAACTTAAATTACCATTGCCATCTGTTTTTAAAACTTGGTTAGCACTACCATCTGTATCAGGCAAGGTTAAGGTATAACTTGCAGCAGCACTATGAGGTGGTGATTTTATTTTTACCCCATGACTATTTTGTGAACAATTAAGTTGAATATATCCATCTTGAGAACTGCCATCACCTTTGGCTGTTAAGGCTGGTACAGAAGATGATGATACTGCTGTAAGATTACTTTGTACATCTATTGCTCCACTACTTTGTACGATTAATCTATCTGCACTATTTGTTGTGTCAATAATTTTAAATTGACCAGAATTAGACTCTAATTTAAAGTCAGGATTATCATTAGTATCAGTAAACGTAATACTAGGATTTACAGCACTAAGCGTTAAATAATTAGAAGTTGTTGTTCCTGTTACAGTTACACCACCACTTGTAGTCTCAAGCTTTTTGCTGCCATCATAATTTAACTCTGTTGATCCGTTTTTATTCCATTTTTGTAAAGATTCAGTATTACTATAATCATAAAGGTTTAACTGAGAACCACTGTTATTTATTCCAGTTAAAAAATCTGAATCAGCACTTTTGTTAGTTCCTTGAATAAATACTCTTCCAGTAAAAATATCTCCACCTGTTGTATCTAATGAGGCACCTGATGCTGTACCATTACCTGCAGGAACAGAACTTACGTTTCCATTAGCAATAAGTACACCACCACTTGTAGTCTCAAACTTTTTGCTGTTGTCATAATATAACTCTACGGCTCCATGGGGAATCATTTTACAAGAATCTTCACCGCTTTTAGCTTCAAACTGAATATTAGCCTCGTTCTGAAGAAGCAAAGTACAAGCAGTAATATTGCTAATAAATGAAGCCGTACCTGAGTGATAAATTTTCAGGTCTGCACTATTACCTAGACGAATTTCATCGCTATCTCCCATTGTAAGATGTTGCTTTATTTCAAAACCATCGCTTCTAGTTTCTGCTTTTAAAGCTCCATCATGATAAAGTTGTACTGCTCCGTTAGGAATAAATTTAGCTAATATTTCAGAAGCATCTGCATTATGTATTTGAAGTAAACTTGCGTCTAAGTTTAATGCACCAGTACCACTATCTTTAATTGTGGAGTTTGAACCATCATGATAAATTTGTAGATCATCACTAGTTCCTAGTTTTATTTTATTAGTATCATTTGTTATTTGTATATCACCATTTGTTGTTAAACCGCCTGTAGAAGATAAAGAACCGCTTGCTGTTACATTACCAGATGCTCCTATATTTCCTGTTACATCAATACCAGCACCAAAATCTGTATTTCCGGGAATGGTAACTGTTCCACTTGAATTTATTTCAATTCTATTTGCACTGTTTGTATCATCTCTAATTTTAAAAACACCACTTTCTACTCTAAGTCTAAAATCACTATCATTTGCTGAGTCAGTAAATATTAAACTTGGAGAATTATCTGTGATATTGACACTCGCTGCCCCAAAATTTCCTGTTGTAGTTATATTTTGATCGGATAATAAGGTTACAATTTCACTTGCTGTCTGATCTGCTGTTGCTGATGCTTCAATTCCTGCTAACTTTGTTTTTTCAGCATCAGTAAAAGCATTAGTGTCAGATTCATTTTCATAAAGACTTTTTATTTCTGAACCTGTCTGATCATTTTTAGCTCCTGTTTCTACGCTATCTAATTTAGTGTGGTCAGCATCAGTAAATACATTACTATCTAAAGCATTTTCTACAAGAGTTCTTATTTCTGCTGCTGTCTGGTCTGCGGTGGCTGAAGCTTCAATTCCATCTAATTTTGTTTTGTCATTAGTTGACATAAAACCAGACGCAGAAGTTGTGGCATCTGATATATTTAATTTTGATTGGGCTATTGCTGCATTACTAGCTATTTTTGCATTTGTTATAACTCCATCACTAACATTTGTTGTGATAACTTCAACAGGTAATCTAGAATATACAATTCCAAAAAATGCAGCGTTTGATGCTGGTGCGGAAGCAAATGTAATTGTACCTTGTGCTGAATTTATAGTGTACGCAGTTACAGGTTCTAGTATTACTCCAGCTAAACTAATCATTAAAGATTGTGCATTAGCTGGTTTTACAGCAACATTATTAGACGTAAGATTAAAAGTAGTTAATGACCCATTAAAACTACTGGTAAGACTATCTAATTTTACTGCATTAATAGTTCCTGTACTATAAGAACCTTGAGAAATCCATTTGACACCGTCAAAGAAATAAGACAGACTATTTGATGCCTGATGAACGTCGCCTGTTGTTGGAGAGTTAGGAAAATTTAATGCCATAATTACATAATAATAGACAAATTAGTTGGTAATATTGTTGTCTTTTAATGTACCAACTCCACTGTCTAAAATTTTAGTAGCAACAGTAGTAGGATGAAAAGCATTACCAACTATTATATTTTCATTATCACCATTAGCAGCAATCTCAATTCCTTTATTATATTCACCAGCCCCAGTATTATCTTTACCTTTAATAATATTTCCTATAATTGTATTACGAGTTGAATTGCCAAATAGTCTTATAGCCATAAGCAAAGTTGGAGTACTTTCAGTTTCAGTTGCATGTGCGCCTATAACATTTCCTTGAATAGTAGAATAACTTGTTCCATTTAAAGATATAGCAAATTGTAAATTTGAAAATCTATTGCCCATTACAATACATTCATTACAATTATCAAATCTCACTCCGTCATCTGTTTCGGTGCTTGCGTTGTTGCCAATTCCTAATATTTGTGTACCGCCTGTTACCACAATGCCATTACTACTATTTCCTTTAATGCAAGCATTAGCACTAGCATAAGTACCATCAGGAGTAAGATAATTACCTTTTCCTACAAAATACCCACCATTAATAGTTAAAGCACCAACACCATTTACATTTTCTATAAAAATTCCATGAGTTTGAAAAGCATCAACTATTGGTCTAATAATATGTACATCCCAATTAAGATCGGCAGTAGCTGATCCATTTATACGCCAACCATAATCAGCGTGTGAAGACTCACATCTTTGGAAAAATATATCTCTTATATCTCCACTACCAGCAATTAAATAACTAACACTTTCTATACCTATAGGATCACCTGCTCTACCATCGTCACATTCTACAAGTTCTATACTAGCTAAAGGTGATATTTCACCAGCACCAAATCTTGTTGCATCAAAATAAAAACCAACACCAAACATATTAGATGCAAGATCAGTTTGAGTATTAGAAGCGTTTTTGTAACTTGCTAAAGAATAAATGCAAGTAGTGCCATTAGTAGCTTCTGCGATATCTCCTCCACTACCATTATCTGGGCCAATAGTAAATTGTTTTTGATCGCTAGTAACACTTATAACAGTATAAATGGCATCTGTTGCTTTAGTACCAGAGTTAGTAGCTGTAAATCTAACTTTATCTCCTACTCGAATATTATGTACTGTTGCAGGTTGTATAACACCACTAATTTGAAATCTGTTAGTAACAGTAATTGTAGTTCCAGTTCTTGCATAAGTTGCTTGTATAACTCCATAATTTAATAAATTTTGTGTAAAACATTTATGAACAGTTACACTTACACAATCAGCAAAATAAAAACCAACTGCAAAATTACCAACTCTTAAATTTCTTATTCTTGTACTTTGCACAGCAGCTGATCTTCCAGAACCATGACCACTAACAACTACACCAGCATTAGTTTCTTGTATTACTGCTACATAATTTGGTATGTTAAAACTTCCACCAACTTTTCTTTGTATATATAAATTTTCAACTCTACTGTATTCATTAAGACCTTTATTCCCATCTTGTGATGATGGTGGTTCTGTTATTGCTATAGCTGGTTTATTTTCAGTGTGCATTTCTATAACAGGCATACATTCATCACCTATTAAAGCTCTATACCCTTGATTTAAAACTAATGTATCTGTAATTTTATAAGTACCTTTTGGTAGATATACTGGTTTACCAGTATTTATTGCAGCTTGTATCTCGGCTGTATCGTCATTACTACCATCTCCTACTGCACCAAAATCTTTTGCTGATACAAAATCTTTAAATTTAGAATCTACAGTTCTTGCTGTTGTGCTATTTGTTTGAGTAAATGATAATTTTGATGAATCTATTGCTGCACTATTATTAACTTCTGAATTAGTTATTGATAAATTAAGTTTTGATTGGTCAATAGCAGCACTGTTGTTTATTTCAGAATTTGTTATAGATAAATCTAATTTAGACTGTGCTATTGCTGCATTATTGGCAATATTAGAGTTAGTAAGATTTGACAGATTAGTATTAGATAAATCGCCAACTTCAAAAGAAGGATTTGCTTCTACCCATTGTGATGAATCGGCATCAACATAATATACAAAAGTACGACCTGATACTGTGTCGTACCAGATACTTCCGTCAGGTGCATTTGTAGGTGCAGTTGCACCTATTAAAAAAGCTTTTGGGGCTGCATCTGACAGTCCAATTTCACCAGTACTATCAAAAGATAAAACTTTATTTGCACGTGCTGTAGCACTTTCTGTAATTTCTGTACTGTTTATACTATTAGTTAATGAAAATTTTATAGATCTATCTATTTCATCTTCTTGTTGTTGATGTAAAATTACTGATTTATCTAAAGCATCATTAATAACTTCTGGATAAAAACCACCTTGGTTTGTTAAATCTGTTCCTTGTAATGCTGACAAAGAAGAAGTAATAACAATTTGAAATCCAGTTGCTAAATTTTGATTATTACCGCCAGATCTTAAAGTTATGCTCCCACCGGGATTACTATTTTGATCAGAATTTAAAGTAACTATATAATCATTGTTTGCTCCAAGAGTTAAAGTAGTTTCAATATTTGTACTAATTTCTAATTTTTTTACAACTATTTCAGAATCTTGAAATACTTTAAACGCAAAAGGATATGTCGCAGTATTACCATTACCAACAAGTGGATTAGTCTTTCTTGTAGTAGAATTGATCGTCATTAACGAGACTTTTACACTATCTAATTAAGGTTACAACCTATTCTTTAGGTTACGGTCACACCTTTAATTTCTGCCTTGACCACGTTGACCTGATACTAATCCCCTTACAAAGTCTATTGGCCCTCTTGGAACCCACTTGCCGTTAACAAAATCAACTAATAAACCAATTGGTTTAGCTGCAAAATAAACTGGTACATTACCAATTAATCCTAAAAGCGTTATAACACTTCTTATATCATTACCTCTAATGTCTTTATCTGGATCTAAAGCATTAATAATAAATCTTTGCGTGCCTTGTAAAGTAGAATTTATTAATGATATAGATGGACTTATAGTTATGCGATCATTATATGGTTTATCGTCAAACAAATTAAAAGGCATCATTAAAAATGTACTACCTGTTGGTATGTATGCACTTGCATAACGTCCTGTAGAAAATAAAACAAATTCAAGTATTTCATCTAAATATCCATCTTCGTCTTCGTCTACTAAACCACCACCAAATAATTCTTGTATACCTTCTGATACAAGAGCAGGTAAAAATGTTCCAAACATAAATGCATAAAATATTTGACCATTAAATTTATTGCTTTTAAAACCTAGCTCTTTAACTACTTTTTTATATTGTGTTGCATTTAAGTTTGCTTGTGTATTGAAATAGCTTGTAAATTGCATAACCATTTTTACAAATGGACTTCCAATTTGATAGGCTGCTACATCTTCTGGTAATAAACTATCTTGTGTTTTTCGTACATTTGCATCTGCTTGTTGTATAGCTTCTACTTGTATTTCTTGAACTGACATTGTTTTTGGTGCATTAGCTGTAACTTGATTCCAAGTTGCAATCCAAACTAAACTGTCAACAAAATTTTGAAATGCTTGTTGTAAAAAATATCCATGCCTTCTTGCAAAGTTTTGCACTTTTTCGTATCTAGTTGGATTTAAAATTAAATCATTTAATGTATCTTGTATATCGAACATCTGGTTAATTTGACGATCACGCATAAATGGTGACATTTCTGCTACTTCATCCATAGTTTTTTTAGGATCACGCAAATATCTTCTAAATGCATCTGTCATATATTTTTTTTCAACACTTAACATTGCAGGTAGAACACCTGTAACCTGTTGTGACGCATTTTTAAAACTCATAAACATATAATTTAAACTTACGTTTTTTGTTAAAGCAGTTAAAATATTGTCTACTGGGCCACCTTTTCTTATAGACGTTTTTTGTGATGCTGCATTTTCTAACCAAGGTATAAGCATATTTTTGTATGCAAATCTATCAATACGAGTTAATTCACTTTTAAATTCTTTATCATTAAATATTCTTAGTAAATCTGTTACAGCAGGTTGTACATAAGCAAAACGTAATGCATCATCTATATGTTTTGCTTGATCAAACAAACTAATTGATAACGCTCTATTTACCTGTTCAGATCTTGGTTTTGTAAAACCTCTTGGTACAGAAGGTACTGACAATCTCATTTCTTCTCTTAACATATTTAATGTCATATCTAAAGGTATGTCTGTTTCTACTACAAGGTCTGGTTTAGCAGCTACATAACCACCTCTAAATGTTCCAAATTTATTAATAATAGGAGTTGCACCTATTTCTTTAAAGTAATATCCAAAAACATCTCTATGTGTTTGTTGTATTAAAGGCAATAATTCTTCGTTCATATCCCAAACATCTTGTAAAAATTTATAATCTTTTGCTGTAAGATGCCCCTCGTCTATCATGCGTTGCACAAATACATCCCATCTTGTTGTATCTAATGAACCATCTTCTCTTAAATTACCCCAACCTCTACCTACTAATAATTTAGTTAAGTTACTTAAATTACCTGTATGCAACATAGCTCCAAGCAATTCAGTTTTACCTCTACCCCTTCTGTCACCAAAAGTGTAATCAAGTTCTGGTGATTTTATTTTATCTGTACCAAAATCTATATCTTTTAACATTTCTAAATAACGACCTGTGTATTTTGGTCTTTCAGATCGCCATTGAACAAGTGGATCTTTTAATGTGCGCCATAAATATCTAGTAAATGGCCCTGCTACATCACCTTCTTTTGTTGTAAATACACCACCACCTAATTTTCCGTCACCTCTTAATATTCTTGGACTTTCTGCACTACCGTCTAATCTTTCAAAAAAATGTTCAACACGATTTATTTTTGCTTTTAATCCTTCTAGTTCAAGAATTCTTTTTTGTATAAAACTTGCTTCTTTTTTCTTACCAACTTCAATAGATAGTCTGTCATCTTGTTCTCTTAGTAATGGTAATAATTCATCTTTTATAGATTGCAATGAAACTAATTTATTGCCTGTTTTAAATTGTTGGTCACGCAATGATTGATACCACAATGATTGCATAATTTCATTTAAGGTTTCAAAGTCTCTTAAAGTTAATTCTTTTAATGTTTTACCTCGTAACAATTTTGCTTCATCAATAATGTCTGATAATTGGTTATATAAATCTTGATTGTATGTTTTTAATTTATCTACAAAAGTCCTACCTTCTTCTAATTTTGGCCCTAATCCAAATCTAGATAATATTTCTTGACCTGCGCTTATATAATCAACATTTCTTGTACCTTTTTCTCCAACTTTTTTATCTGAGTCTTTAAAAAACTTTTTAAAATCTTTTACAGATTTCTCAAAATTTTTACGTACTTCTACAGCTTCACGAGCTAATGCACTATTAATAAATTCTGATCGTTTTGCTTCAATTACTTTTGTATCTTCTCCCATTCTCATAGCTTTTTGCGCTTCTTTAATAGCTCTTTTTTCTGCAAGAACATATACATTTGGTCTTATTTCTTTTATAGGTTTTCTAGCTAAGACATCTCGTGCAACTTGTTTGGCTGCAGCAATCTGATATCGCACTGGCTGCATAGTTTTTGTTAAAAATTTTAATTCTATAGCTAAAAATTTAGCTCTTGCTTCATTATGTAATGCTTCTTGTACTTGCAATTCTTGTTGTTTTGGATCAGTTAAACCACTAAATTCATTAACCATGCGTTGATCAGTGCGTTCTTTTATAACATTTTTAATAGGTTCTAAATCAACCAAACCATTTATCATGCCTGTTGCTGTTTCAAATTCAAACATTTCAGCAACCATTTGAACAGGTATTCCGTTTTGACTAACCATGCCATATTTACCTGTACCTAATTTTTTTATTTCAGATGCCATGTCATAAAATGGCACAAGATTTTTTAAACTTTTTATATCAATTTTATTGTTTTCTGCTGATTTAAACTTTTCATTTTTTTCATTACTCCATTCACCAGTTTTCAAAAATTTCTGTAGTTTATACAATGGTTCATTTTCTGCTTTAACAGTTTCTTCTGCCATTACTTTTTTTCTTGTTGCTCTAACTTTTTTTTGTAATTCTTTTAATACTTTGCTTTTTGCATCTGATAACCATTGCACTTGTTTCATGCTTGCTTTAGTTAATGAATCTATTGCTGCGTCTTGTGTTTCTTGTATTGCATCTGTATATTCTTTCCACATAGCATCACTCATGCCACTTTCTTCTTGTGTTTCAAACATTGGTTTTAATGCATATATTTGTTGCGATTGTTTAATTTCGTTTTCACTAGCTATCATTCGATCCATTACACCTCTTACTTCATCAGTTAAAACTGGCAAATCAACGCCATTTTCTTCTTTATATATTTTGTTTAAATCTTCTACTATTGATTTATAGACTCTACGGACGTAATCAGCAAACTTTATAAATATTTTTTGTAGATCAACACTAGGTGCAGGTTTTGTTTCTGTTAAATATATTTCAAAATTGTATGCAAATGCTTCGTGATATTTTCTTTTTTCATTTAATGATAGTTTGCTCCATGTATCAACACTGTCTACACCCCAAAAATCTAGCAATATATCAAAATCATTTTGTATTTCTGGTGTTGCTTGTCCTGATAAAACTAAATCTTCAGTAACAGTTAGCATAAAATGCGCTGTTTCATGAAAAAACGTAGATATATCAGCTTTTGTATTTAAAAAGGCAGTTAAAGTTTTAGGATCAAAACCACCTCTTGCATCATCAAAACTACTAGGTACTTGTTGTTGTGAAAATAGTTTGCTTTGTTGCGCTAAATCTTGTGCAAATTCTCCTACTTTTACTCGAATAAACCCTCTAGGTTTTCCAACATTGAGTCTGAAATCTCTCCGTCCATTTGGGAATTCATCATCGAGACTAAGTCTAGAAGGTTCGACCCTGAGTGCAACTGCGGTATCACCGTAGCCAGTGTCTGTGATACGTCTGGTGGTAACGTAGACATCAGGTTCTCCAGCACTTCTAAGTTCACCGGACTTTCTGATTGCATCTGCTGCTCGTTGGTTGGTGTGGTGATAGACGGTGACAGTTCCATCTGGGTTGATTGGAAGTCCTGTTGCTTCGTCTGTTTTAATATTATCTCGTTGTACAACTCCTCCTGTTCCTTCTCCAGATTCACTTCTTCTTGTGCGCTCAATGGCCTGACGTTCGAGTTCAAGGTCTACCTCCTGTAATGTAGTTTGGATGTCAGCATCTGACACACCAAGTTGCTGTGCCAAATTAACAGCAGCATTAGCATAATCAGGTGCTTCGTTATCTTGATAACCTGTAGTTTGCTCTGCTTCATTTAGTTTTGCAGAATCATACAAGCGTTTTTCTGGATACCAAACTAATGCTTGTAGATCTGCCATTGTAAGCGATTTTTCGTCTTGTTGCAATACCTTCAACGCTTCGTTAAAAACTTTGCGTATTTGTCTTCTTTCTACTGGCCCACTAGGTGCTTCCTTTTGTCCGTCAATAAATTTTGCTAATCCGTTGCCACCTTTACGCAACTCATCACCAATACCTATTCTTTCTATATTTTTCTTAGGTTCACCTAAAACAGATGTAATAAGTTCTGCGTTAGCTGTATCTTCTATAGTTGCTATTTGTGCCATTGCTTTTCTATTTGCAGGTTTCATACTTGCTTTTTGTATAGCTATAGCTACTTCATCTAAATTACTTAGCTTTATTTTTATACCTATTATTTTTTCAAATGCTTTCTTGTCTTTTAAACTTAATCCTTTTATTAACGGCTTAAGTTGATCACGTTTCATTTTAGCTTGTTTTTTATAATCAGTTATTAATGTTCCTGTCATTCGACCCCATGTACGCATTAACCATCTGTCCATAGTTAATTGTTCAAATTGGCCATATAAATTAGCAAAAAAACCATTACCAATTTTTGGCCCCATTACCGCAGCACCATAGACCATTTCAGTTTTGTTTTCTCCTGACACAGTGCTACCAGTAAATGCTTCTACATCTTTTACCGTATGCATTGTTTTCATAAAACCTTCAAACTCTTCAAACCCTTTTTCTTCCATCAATTTATTAAATAATTTCATGTTGTTATTTATTGCTGCACTTGCATCGCCTATGCCTATATCCGTTGGCATAACACCGTTTTCTGCATAAAATGCGTATGCTTGTTCTGCTAATTCAAAATTTTTATCAACTTTTAAACCGTTAGATGTATTAGCTAATGCCCAAGTAAATGCAAATTTAGCTTGTGGATCTGTAGCTATTTCGGGATGCACTAATGACAATACATTTAATGCCTTAGTTACTTTTTCGTTATACCAACCAACTGCATTAGGATTTGTTTCTAACGCAAAACCAGCATCTGCAAGTAAATTTTTTATTAAATGTTTTTCTGTTTCTATTGTAAATTCAGATAAATTTACATTTGCTTCTTTTGCTGCATTATTAATACGTTCTTGTAAAGCTACTTTAAAATCACGATTAGTTGCATATTGTTTTTGACCAGCAAAATCAAAACTATTACTAATTTTTCCAAGTTCTAATATGTTGTCTGGTATTACTTTTCCTTTTTTTTGTGGTTTTGCTCTTTGCGCAAATACTTCATCTTCTAACAATTCTTGTTGTTTTAATATATCTGCTGTTTCTCTAGACCATGTACCGCTATTAAATGTAGATTTAACTGCTGTATTGTCAAATACTACTACCTCATCTATACCGCCACTACCTTCTAAAATAACGCCATCATGACCTGCTTCAATAAGTCTGTCTTGAAAACCTTTAGCAGCTTTTTCGCCACCTAACTGATTGTCTCTTTTTTCTTTTTGTGTTGCATAATATGGATTTTCTAAACGTACATACAATGGAATTATATTAGCCCCTGCATCCCCTTGCTTGTTAATAAGATTAGCTTGCGCTCCTATAGCACCTTTTTCTCCACGGCTCATATACACACCTTTACCAAGAAATCCAAAATCTTTTTTATTTGGATGATCTAGATTAAATTCACTAAAACTATCTTTAGTGCCATGATATAAAACTTCTGGTACACCATTTTTTTGTAATACTGATTTGCCAAAAAATGCTTTAAATTGTGGTGTATCTATTTTTGCAGTACCATCTTGATTAAATAATTGTTGTTCTGGACTTACTTGTATTTGATCTGTACTAAATACTTTATATGGATATTTTTGTGCAAATGCATCAGGCAATATTCCTAATTTATTAGATTGTGTTATAACAAGATCTCGATAAAATGACGCAGCATATTCAGCATTTTCTTTATAAAATTTGCCTGTTTCTAACAACATTGCTTTAAATTCTTTTTTTACTTTTGCAGCACTGTTTGTAAATTCATTATTTTTGTTTTCTGCTTTTTCTGATATTGCTTTTGCTTCTTCATATAATTGTTCACGGTTAGCTTCAAAATATGTACTTTCTGTTTTACTAAAATCATCTTTATCCCAACGTATATGTTGTTTTAAAAAACCATCAAATTCTGTATTTGCCAGTTGTGCAGCGTATTCACCTGTAGGAATAACAACATCATTACCTATTAACGTACCTGATTTGCTTAATTCTTTTAATTGATTTGCAACTGTAGGCGATACCTGTTCTATGTCTTCTATATTTAATCCTTGCTGCAACATTGCTTCAGTTATTGCTTGTGCATCTACATATACATTTGGTTTGCCGTTTTCGTTACCTAAATTTTGTGTTAAATTTTTATATTGTTTTGCGCTTCTTTTTTTTAAAACACTAGTAGATGAATCTTTTGACAATTCATTTAAGAATATTTCATTTTCTTTTGCTTTTTTAACTTTTTGTATATCACCTAAAAATACAGGGCCACTACCTACCAAGCCAACTAAAGACATACCTTGTACACTTCTTATAAAAGTTGTTTTTAATATTTCTGCAATTTCTTTGCGTCCTTCTTCTGTTGTAATTTTTACTTGTAAATCTTCTCTATCACTTAATGCTACTGCTAAATCACGACCTAATATATTAGTACCTTCTTGTGCTACTTCTGTTAAAGATTCTGCAAGCATATTATTTAAAAAATAATTTTTAGCAAATTTAGTAATTGAATTTGCTACAGTAGGTTTTAATAATTCTTTAGAAATTTGTTTAGTAGTTTCTTTTATTAAAGCTTTTCTAATTGGTGCAGTAACATAACCTAAACCAATAAATTCAATACCTGCATTAACTAAACCAACACCAGTTGCAATATGTTTTGCAGTTTGATCATTCATACCTTCTTCTACTAAATCTAAGTACATAGATCCACCTTCTATGGCATAACTATCAAATGCCATTGACCCTAAAAATCCAACAAGAAAACCACCTTTAGCTGTAAATATAGAACCCGGCCCTGTTACTGCACCTGCAATTCCAGCAGCAGTACCTGTGGCAAGACCATATTCCAACGCTTCTGGTAATGTTTTTGAATATTGTCCAAATATTGCAAAACCTTCTTCAAAAATTCCTGTACCATCTGCTTCTAGTTCTTGTAATCTATTGTTAATTTTTGCTAGTTCAATATCTAATTCTGGATCTGTATTACCTCCTTTTTTTAAAATACCTATTCTTCCTCTTCTTACATTTAATCTTCCTTTTTCCCAACCTTGTTTTGAATTTTCTGGTATTTTTTTAAAATCATTAAATAATTTTTCTAGTCCTTCTAAGTTATCTATGTTGTCATAAGCTAATGCTGCAAATGTTGGATCAGTTAATTGTTTATATAAAACTGGACTATATTGTGCTGTTTCTAATCTTTTTAATTTATCTTTTTTATTTTTCTCCATCATCAAGCTAACAGCTTCGTTGCTATTTAAAGCAAACTCTTTTGGTAAATTTAATTCTTCTGCTAGTTTTAAACCTTCTCCAACCATCTCTGGATCTTTATCCATAACAAGTTGTAAATTAGCTTTTACTTGATTTTTTACGGCTTCTCTATCTTGTTTACGAAATTCATCGTATTGATTAAATGCAGGTGTTTTATCTTTTTTAATGTTTTGACTAGGAGCTAGTTCTAAAACATTTTGTTCATTGTCTTTTTCTCTAAATTGATCGTAAATACTTGTCATAATTTTTATTTTGGTTTACCTGCACGAACCCAATCGTTAGCAATTTGTTGTTCAGTTGGCGGTACTAATCCGTTTTTTATATATGATTCAATTATTTTTTCTCTTTCTGTATCTGGTATATCACTTAGAAAAATATTTTTATTGCCTACTTTGACAAATATTTCATCAAACTCATCTTCGTCAACAGCTAAAAGTGGTACTTCTTCTCTGGAATATAATCCAAAATAATTTGGAGAAGTTCTTAAAAATACTTTTTCTCCTAATATTTTATTTATAACTGCTTGTTTTTCTGTAAATGTAGCTTTGCCATCTTTTTGTATTTGTAATTGATCAATAGCTTTTTTTACTTCAAATTTTAATTCAAAATAATCTTCTTCATTACGATCAGTTTTTTTATTTAAAATATTATCAAAACCAAAATCTTTTAAAGAATTATTAAACATATCTGCGTCTACAGTTGCAGCATTAACTGCACTTGAACCACCTTTTTGTAATTTTTCACCTGCTGCTTTGTATTCTAAATATTTAGCTTGAGTTAATCTACCTCTATATGCACCTATATTTTCAGGCAAAGTTAATGATGGATCAGCTTCTAATTCATTAATTGCGTCAGTTTCAGATTTTTCTGGATGGCCATTTTTTAATAACGTTTGATCTTTTCTTGTGTATATAGACAAATCTTCTATATCTGTCCAACCATCTTCTCTAGCAAATGCTTTTTCTTTATCTTGTTCTAGCAATGCATTGTATTGTTCTTCTTTATCTTGTTTTTCATCATTGTAATTTTTTTCTAGTTCAGCTAATGCATATTCAAGTTGATCTTCATCTTTTATAGTGTTTTTTAATTTTTTCTTTAAATCAGCTAATAATGGCATTCCTGTTTTTTCGTCAGTTACATATGTAATACCGTCTGCTGGATTGTATTCATAATCAATATCTGCTTTTAATATTTGTAAATCATTTGCAATTATGTCTACATACAAACTGTCATCTTTACCAAATTTTTTTATAGCTTCTTCGTTTGTGTAACCAATAACTTTTTCTATAATTTTTTCGTTTATATTTTTTGCATAGGCTGCATTTTCTTTGTATTTTGTTTCGTCAATTTCTAATTCTGATTTAGCTTTTGTAAAGTATGCATCTGCTTTATTAACACCAAAATGTTTTGCTATAAATAAATGTGTTGTGGCGTGTTGAGCAGGTAAACGTACATTAGAAGTATTTTGTAATTGTTCTAATAATTCTTTTGCATCTGTTTCAGTTAAATTACTTGTATCAACTTCATCAGGTCTAAAACCATAATTTACAGTTTTACCAGTTCCATCATTATATGTATTAAAACTATCTAACTCAAATAATTTATTTGCTCTATCTACAAAATCACCACTATTTGTATTGCCACGGTTGGTAAGAATTGCATTTGCTATTCTTTCTCCATTTTGTTTCTTATAACCAGTAATTATTTTTTGAGAATATGTATTAAACAAAGCACTAGTTATTGTACCCTGTTTTGTATTTTCTTCTAAATATAGTTTTGCGTCATCAAAATCTTTTGCAGCAATCATTTGATTTAACGTAGATTGATGTATTTTGGTTGTAACTTTTTGTATTAATGCTGCTCTTTGTGATGATTCTGTTGGCCACCCTTTTTTAAATGCATATCTGTTTGCCAATAAAATTGCAACCTGTTCATGCTTTGAAAACTCACCTGTCAGGTCATGCCAATCTTCATAATTTTGTCCAGTAGTATCTGCTGCTAAATCTATAGCATTTAAAAATTCAGCATCAGCATATTTTTGTTCTTCTTTTATTGAATGCTTTGTCATTGCAATAGAAGCAGAATTTAACGTACTAGCTGCTGCCGTTTTAAACATAAATTTTTGTCTATCGTTTTCTAACGTGCCTTCAAAATCTTCTAGCAACTTAGATAATTCTGCTTTTTGTTGATCTAATACAGTAATAGGTTCATCTGTATTTGGATCTACACCAACTTGTTTTACTGCATTTATACCTTCTAAAGATGCATATTTTAATTTAGTTTCATTTACTTTAGCTATATATTCATTGTGTTTTTGTGTATATACTGCATCATCTCTTTCTTCCTGTAATTTAATTGCAAGATCACCTATTTGTTTTTGTGCAGCACCAAATTTTTTTATGTCATCAGTAACAACATCTTGCATCTGTTGTACACTGCCACCTTGTAACATTGGTGGTGCATTAGTTTCTAATGGTACTGATGGTACTTGCATTACTATTCTCCTATTTTGTATCCTTTAGATTTTGCATATGCCAATGCAGCATTACCAGCACCAGTTAATGTAGTACTACTCATATTTAAAAACGGACTAACAGCACTAGCACTAGCAAACATATTACCTGCTGAAACTCCTAACATATCTGATTGAATATTAGCTTGTACTCCTCGCAGTCTCATATTGCCTACAGCTTTTACCTTGTTTACATTTATAGTTAGCCTATCTATTTCGTCTAAAATTTCCTGACTTAACATTGCATCTCTGTTACTTCCAACGCCAGCAACACCACCTCTTGCTGCCATAGACGCTCTTCTTTGTCCTTTAGATATTCTTTGTGATAAAGATTTTATAAGCATCTGTTTGTTGTATTGTTTTGCTATATGTTGCGCCTGACTTTCTATTGATTTGGCATTTATTTTAGACATATATTGCTGATGTTCAAATTCTAATGCCTGACTTTTTAATTGATTTTGTTTAAATTTAGAATCAAAATATCCACCAATTGCACTGGGTACAAAACTTCCAGCAGACATAACATTGCCAAAATCACCTACTTTACCTACCCATTTAGGAGTTGACATAAGCTCAACACTACTTCTCTTTTTATAATATACACGTACCTTATTGCTTTACGGTCACACTATCCACCAACTGCTACTTCTAATGTTAAACCTACAACTGTTAACGGTAATGGATCTGTTTGTCGTACAAATATTTGACCATTGTCTTGCCATGTAGGAGTCAACATAATTTTTATATCTTCTGTTTTTAATCGTGGTGGAGAACCATAAGGTTCTGTTGTACGTTGTTTTGCTTCTATTAATTTATCTGCACTAGGCCCAGCAAAAATACCAGAACTTTCTAATACACGTAACCATACATGATTTATATTTTTAACGCGACCTTGGCCAAAAGCTTCTGTTTGTAATGCTAATGGCATTGTTTGTAAATCACTTTTATATTCTAATCCAATATGTACAACACTAGCTGCACGATCTAAAGTAATAGATCCGCTAGACACTTGTTTTTGTGGATGTACAGCAGCATCAGCCAAAATACTAACAGTTTTACCCTCAAGATGATTTAATCCAGATATCACATTTCTTGCAACTTCAAATGTTGTTATGGGAGTATTACGCAAACTTGCAGGTAAATCTACATCTAACTTTACTGTTGCTACAGTTGCATTTGTAGTAGCAGTAATATTACAACGATAATAATTTGTACCACTAATTAAAACAATTGCATCACCTATATCATCAACACTAGGTGGTGCATTAAATAAATTATAATTTGCAGTTATAGTTACGCTTTCTCCTCTTTGATAATTTGTACCACCAGATATAGTAACTGTTTTGTTTGTGTCTGTATTAGTACCGTCATATGTTGAACCTGCATCGACAAAAAATGCATCGCGATCTTTTTCATATAATCTTGTATTCATACGTTCTATATATCTTTTGCTTACACCATTAATAGTTCTTTTTATGACGCAATAAAGAGAATCGTCATTACTTTCAGCTACAGTAGCAACACTTTCAAAAATACCGTCTGTGTCATGTTTATGCCATGCACCAATAGTTTGTTCTGGTACATATGTAAAACCTAATAATTGACCATTGCTACTAATAAACCAAACAATTGGAATAGGAGCTTTAGCTAATGCCATATCTTTTATTTGTAAATTATCAAACAAATGTGGCGCACGTAATGACAAATCACCTGTAATAAAACCATTAGCTTGCCAGTTATAACCCAACTCTCTAACGTGACCACCACGAGCAGCAGCATATACCATACTGTTATTAACAATTACTGGTTGTGTATTGTTAGCACCAACATATGATTGTGGTTTAACTGATATAGAAGTAGGTGTTAAAGCATCACTATTAATTGATTGCACTCTCCATTCTGCTGATCCTGTAAGCAAAATTAATTGAGTTAACGGAACAATATGTCTTATTGTATTGTATTCGCGTGCAGCAACTTTAAACTTAATACGATCATCATCTACTGTTGGTAGACCAAAAGATAAATTACTTTCAGTTCCTGATTTAGTCATCAAAATAATTTGTGGATCATTATTTGTACCTGCAAAAACTCTTCTTTGTTCAAAATAAGATACAGCACCGGGAAAATTGTCAGTAGATGCAAATTCGTTTTCATAAATAGGTGGGGTTTTAGAAAAATCAGGCGCAATATTATTGTCTATTATTGTTGTTGTAGTAACTTCTCCTATAAATCCATAAATACCAGCTTGTTCTTTATAAACTCTATATTTTGCTGCACCTGTAACTGCATTCCATGTAATAGTATTTTTTGCACCTGTTACAAAAATATTATTAGTTTCAGATCCAGCACTAGATTGTGCGCTTTCATCTAAAAGATTTGCTGCCACTGCTGTTACTACATATGTATGTGTTTCATAAGTATCAACATCTGTATTAGATGATGAAGGTATATATCTAGCAACGCTTACGTTACTGGGTGCTGATAATGGACTAGCAAAATTAATTGTTTTAAGCTCCCATTTCGTAGCACTTAATCTTCTTAATTCTTTTGGTGCATGACTAGGATGTACTAAAGTCATAACATCAGCAGATTGTACATAATGCACATCAAACAAATCTGCTTCTAAATATGGTGATGGTATTTCATATGTCATATCAGCAGGTAATGCATACCAATTTGTAGAGTTTGGTGGCTGGCTATTAGAATGTGCTGTTTTAGCGTAATAATTTACGTTATTATATTTTGCTATATCACCAACTACATAATTAGTGCTGCCATTCCATGCTGTACCATCTGAATACAATAACGTTTGTCCTTGCGTATGAAACCTAAAATATGTATTACCCATTTCTATAACCATTGTTTGGGTTGTAGAAAATGTAAAAGATAATAATCTAACTGCTTTTGTGCTATCTTTTACTTCATTTACATATTTAAAACCTGCTCTGTTTTCTGCTGGCCCTTGTGGTTTGGCAATAAAATTACGCATTGTTGCTGCGCCTTGCTGAAACTTAGCATCATCAATACGACCAAACATTTCTGGTGATATTTCACCTCCAGAAAAAGATCTTAAAAACGTGCGTGTAACTGGCATAAATTACCTCCCAGATGTCCAAGGTACTATATGCTCTACTGTTATATCTCGATGTAAATTGTCCGCTTGTTTTGCACTTGATAAATATCCCATCATCATTTGTGTAGAACGTTTTGCTTCTGCCATGCCTTGATCACCTTTAATTATTGGCCCTGCAAGCATTGATGCTAAATGCCATGACAACGTAACAACAAATAATGGAGAAAATAATGATGCGTCAGTAATAAAAGCTTGATATCTTAGCATCGCATTTTCTTGGTTTGTATAAATATATGCTCCTTCTACTGCAAATTGTTGTGGTGTATATTGTCCAGCTACTATTGTTGGCGCATAATTAGATGTTATACCACCGGGTGTATCACCAGCAGACATTCTTGTAGCATAATCATTCTGTGCTGTTGGAGATATAACAGAAACAGGCGACATCATATCTGTAGGTGCTACGTATGCATAATCCCATTGATCTAATGTATTTGTTGTAAGTGCAAGATTAGCTCGTTTAGATGCAAAATTCCACGTATGCATTTGTAATAATGTGTTTCTTGCTATCGGATAAAAACGTGCAGCTTTTTCTGCTTGCGCTGATCCTTCTGGTGGGGATAGCGTAGCAATTGTTGCATCATCACCCAAATGAGCTAGGGCAAGGTTGCAAATATCTACTTCGGTTGCCATAACATCTCCTAAAAAAAAGGGAGGTTAGCAGTATTACTACTAGCCCCCAGTGTAAATAAGAAACTAATGCTTATTTACTTGCTGCCACAAGTTGACTAATAAGAGTATCTTTTGTTTGTCTTCTATCAAGTTCAATACCGATAGAACGACCATAAACTTCAAGTTCTGCTTTAGTCATTAGTTCTAAATTAGAAGGCTTTACTTTAGATTCCACAGGTGTGTTTGTAGTAGACGCTACAGGTATCTGAGGTTTTGGCCCACTAACAAGCTCAAGATGCTTGCAATACTCTCCATTGTACTCAAATTCTTCGTCAGCTTCTCGTAATGATTGACCAACAAAACACTTGATTTTAGCTCTGTAAATAGGCATAAGTTGTTCTTAAATTAAGCAACGGTAAAACCAGAAGCATAAAACTTTCTGCCGTCACCAATTGTTTCTACCACATCAGCAGTAACTTTACCAGCGTTAAAAGTACCAGAAATTGTATATCTAGCACCTAAGTATCTTTGACCTTTGCCAGCTATTTCTGGGTTAAAACGAACAACTACGTTTTTACCTAGTGTTAATGCTGCTGTAAGGATTGCATCACTACTGCCAATAACAGTAGGACTTCCCAAATTTGCTGATGCACTAGTAATAACTTCAAACTTTACGCTTGTACCATTTGCTAATGCAGTAGTAACAGCAAAGTTCATGTACAATGCAGTACCTTCACCCATGTCTCTAGCAACACTTAAATCAATAGTATTAGTAGAAACAGCAGTTGTAGTAAGTGCTTGATCTTCACTTACTCGAAGTAATGAATCTGTAATCATTTTAAATCTCCTTTAGTAATAAATAGATTAACTTACCGCAGTTTCGGTATTAAGTAACGCATCTACTCTTCTTAGAGGAACACCTAAGAATGATAAGTAGCTTTGTGCTGTTCCAAACTGTGATAAACCTTCTTGTATAGATAATACAGATTGTGATTTATCTAATGCTGCAATAGCCATGCCTGAGTGAACTGTTCTATTCATATAGAACGCTGCTCTTCCCATTGCCATGTTTGGTATTCTGTACAATGCTCTAGCCATTAATTTAATAAGAGCAGTAGAAGCACTGGCAGCTTGTGTTCCAGTTGTTCCTAGTAAATCAGAAATGTCGATGTTACAAATACGAACAACGTATCTCCAATCTTTTACAACAAGACCGTTTTTCCACTGATAACGTGTAGCAAAAGCTTGTAATCTTGTGCCATCGCTGTTGTAAACAGTTTGCTCACCAAGATCTTCGTGTGTTAATCCTGCTTTAGATCCTTTTGGAAAAGGACAATATACAGTTTGGTCACCCCAAACAACTAAATATACAGAAGCATTATCAGAACCTGATCCACCTGCACTAAGAACGTTAACAGAGTTATCAGCAGATAAACTGCCATATCTTGGTGCTAAACCTAAAAACTTTTTAGGATCTGTTCCGGGATTACCATAGAACATAGTTTCAGCCTGTGTCTGGTTCATTGCTTCTAAGAAAGCAGTGTCTTCAGATAAACGGAACTGTGCAGTGTTACCATTTAACATTGCTAAATCTTTGTCTACTTCAGAACGTGCTTCAAGAATTCCGCAAGCTTCATCAACTTGTGCTGTTGTTGATTTAGTAGATGGAATACCTTGATTTAATGCTCTCCAATAAACTGATGGTAATCCTGTTCTGATAACTACACGATCTCCAGTAGGTAAATTACCTTCCTTAAAAACGCAGTCTTCTAATATTTCGTTGGATTGTGATAACAATTCTGCAACGATTGGAACTCTACCGTCTGGGTCAGATCTTTTTGCCCAATCCGCTAGTGTTAAATTTGAGGTTGAGAGAGTAGCCATTAATTAACTCCTTACTTGTTTTGCTGATTTGAATATAGTGCGTTTGCTATGCCGTTAAAATCTTTTGGCATACTATTGCCTTTAGCATTAGCACCTTCAGAATTACCAACATAACTATCTTCACTAATTGCTTTACCTGCTCGGTACATAAACCTAATTATCTCAGGGTGATTTCCCAAGCCTGTTTCTTGAAGCAGCGACTTTAAAGAATCAGTACCAAAAGCATCAAGTGATTGTTTTGCAACAGTTAAATTTTCGCTTAAACTTTCACCACCAAATTCTTCATCTGATTGTGATTCGTTTGCCCAATCCAATTTAACTTGCTCTACTGCTTTGGTTTGTCTTTCCTGCATTACAGGTGCAACTTTATCTAATACTTTTTGTGCAGCTTCTTGTGGCAAATTAAGTTCTTTAGCGACTTCACCGAATGCTGTTAATACTTCGGGGTCGAGTTCATTTGGTGCGTCAGCCACCTTTGCATTAAACTCGTATTTATCAGGCGCACCTTCTGGTACTTCCTTTTCGCTAGTTTCACTTTCAACAGCGGTTTCATCCGAAACTTGTTGATCTTGCACACTTTCAGCTTGCTGCTCAGTTTTAGTAGTTGCTTCTGTTGTCGCATCTACTGTTTGCTGAGTGTCGCTTTCATTTGTTTGGTTAGCTTCCGTCATCAGCGTTTCTGACATTTTTTTGTTCCTTAATCATTGTCGGATACAGTTCTGGGCAGAGAGTGTGAATTTGGTTAAGGAGTTGCAAACCATAATTCCTGTTACCTTCGCTAAATGACATAGCCATTGCGTTAGTGTTGAACGATGATCGAAATACACCTGCCATTTCCAGAAGTCTCCAGATAAATCTGCGACCCCTCTTGCTGCTCATGAGCCATTTAATATCTGATTCCTCATTCTGTCGGTCAATTTTTTCGGCAGACTTTTTATTGTCCTTAGATTTTTGTTGACCTTTCAGATCGAGAGGATTATATTCGCTCATGCTCTAATATATATAATCAATACACTGTTACGGTCACACCTATTTTTGATTAGGATACATTTTCTTAGCAGTTTTTGCTGCATTTTTAAAATCTTTAGCAGTAGGTCTACCTTTTTCACCTTTTTTTCTCATACGTTCGCCAGAACCTGCTTTAATTCTTTTGCGTTTTCTATGAATGTTTTCGTATAAGCTCATTGTTTTTTACCTCCATAAAGTTTGTCTGCAAACATTTGCAATAAAGATTTGTCTTTCTTTTTTTTCTTTGCTTTTTGTTCTCTATTGTGCTGATCTATCATCATTTTATAACGCATTTTTGCACCTGCATCTAATTTTTGACCGTATCCTGTGTTGTTCATAATTAAACCTCCAATGGTGTTGGTGAATTGTAACCACTAAACTGACCTATAACATCCATCATAGATGGTTCTCCAGTTTTAGAGTTATTTAATTTTGTCATATTTTCTACAGCTTGTTGTTGTGCTTCTTTTTGCGCCATTTGCTGTTGTGCTTGCGCTCTTTCCTGACGTATTCTTGCCACTTGCCTGTCAGGAACTATTAACTCTGGATCAATACCTAGCATTTGTGCATATGCATTAGCCCATTTATCAGAATCAAATTTATCAAGTACATCAGGTTTCATTTGTGCAATCATACCCATAGTATTTGTATACCTATCTACGCTATTTGTACCAATAGCACGTTGCGCTTGTGCCAACATAGATACAAATTCTACGTTTAATTCCATGCCTTGCAATTCTTCTGGAGCAGGTGGTATTAATCCAGCTTCAATCATTCTGTTAAAGGTATTGTCAATTAATGGATCTAACAATTCATTGTGTAATCTTTCTAATACTGGCCCTAACATAAGCAGTTTTTCTTCATGACGTTCTGCTACTTCTGTTGCAGTCATGCGTGTGTCAGTGGCATTTGCCAACATAAGAAACAAATCAGCATAAAAACTACTGTTTATACGGCCACGTACATCCTGTATATCTCGTAATAAATGGTCAAGATTTAAACTTACATTAAATGCTGTTTCAATTTTGCCTTGCTGACCATCAACAAACGTAACTCCACCCGGCAAAGTATCTACATCTCTGTTTTTCATGTAGCTTGGTACTTGCAATGGTGGCTTTGTTTGATAATCAATGCCTTGTGCCTTGCGTAATTGTTCATGTTGTAACTGTTTTATGTCACCTAATGCCTCCATTCCCGGTGAATTGCCATAAATATCACCACCTGCAACACCCCATCTGGGTATAACAGCAGGAAAATCTTTATATCCACTTTCTCTTAATACTTGTTCGCCTTCACCGCCTTGCTCAAAATAACAAGACTTATATTTCATGTTCATATTATCTTGTTTATTAAAATCTCTTTCCCTATCATCTCTTGGTTCTATTGCATGAATAATTGTTATCCATTGATCTAATGAACCTCTGTCGTACAAGTTTTTAACAGACGTTGAACATTTGTTATATCCAAATTCTCTTACAAGTTCTCCTACTGTTTTTTGAAATTCTCTATACAAAGTGTTAACTCTGCCCTGATAATCAGTAGCTATCGCATATTCTCCAATGGTTACAGGATAATGATGTATAGCGTTTTTGCTATCAGGAAGAATAATAGAACCAGCCGTACCAAATGCTCCAAGTTCTTCATATATTCCATGTAATGTTCGGTATGTATTAGATTTTTGAAACACCAATTGCATACGTTCTGTTACATCAGCTAACCATAACTGTACAGGTGGGTATTTATTAAGATCTGGATCTGATGTTCCTAATCTAAACCATGGCCTTGCAGGAGATGTTGCACCAGCCATCATGCCAGCACCTAATGTTCTTAATGCTCTTGTACCTGTGTTGTCATATATCGAATTATGTCTTCGATGGCCTTTATTTCTGTCCTGTTCAAAATATCGTCCGTTTCTTGGTAATAAATATGTTGTCACTTCCTGCCAATGTGACCACCATGTAGCCCTTTCTGATCTAAGATGACCCCACCTTGTCAATAACTTAGCTCTTTTGGTTTTCATTAGTTAACCACCTAATAGTGTACTACCGCCACCTAAATTTAATTCGTCTGTACCTACACCTTGTTGTCCAGTAAGTAATGTTCCTCCAACACCAGCTTTTTGTTTTGCTTCAATTGCAGATTGCATGCCAGATACATCTGCTTTCTTTTGATTAGCTTTGTTGTATGCCATTTGGTTGGCTTCTTGCTGTTTTTCTGCTTGTGCAGCAGCTTTCTTATTAGCAGCTTTTTGTTCTGCTAATTGCTTTTCCTGCATTTTTTGTTGTTGTCTGCCCTGATAATATTGAAATGCTGAACTGGCAGCAGTTGCAACAAGCGCGGATACAGCCATGTTATAACTCCTTGGAATAGATTATGTCTTGTACACCATATTTTAATCTTGGTAGCATATGTGCCAAAGTGGTGTCTTCTTTAGCGTGCCATAACATAAGTTTGCATCCAAGTGATTTGGCGTGAGTTTCTGTTTGCTTAATTAATTTTAAACCTGCCCTGCTACCTCGCATTTCTTTCTTGATATACAAGAGATCATTTTGAGCTAATACAAGATCGGCATAATGTGGATGATTAAGAACAAAATTAACAGAATATCCTATCAAAATATCATCCTGCCAAGCCGATAAAATAAAAATTCTACGCATCTTTTCCAAGTTTCGATACGTTTCTTCATCTGGCTTTAGCTTCATTACTTCTTTGTTACGAGCAATCTCTTTGTAATGCTCCTCAAACAAGATTGTTGCTTTAGCCAACATTTCGTCAACTGTGGCAAGTTTGATTTCCGATTTGGATACCCTACTTTTGTTTACAGTAACTGTAGATTTGCTAGTTACGGTCACACCATTCATAAAAAATATTTGGTTACATAATTAAATCTTATATGCACTCTGCTTGTCATGCCAATTTATAACCTACTGTATGGGTCATATTCCACCTTTTGCTTGTTGTCGTTACGTCTTTTGATGTATATGTCCTCTGGTATTTTCTTGGCTACTGGGAGGGCAAAGGTTAGTGCTAGTGCATCAGCTAAATCAGGAGACCCTGCACCTTGCAATCTCTTTTTTATCTGATCCTTACTTTCCAATACACGTCTACCCACATTGTCGTACCAATATATCGGTGTTGCTAACTCTTGTTTGAGGGCTATGTCGTTTGGTATTGCACCTCCTTCTTCTATCCATTGCTTCATTAACCACCACATCTCACTTCTACGATTGATGTATTGCTGTTGTTTCAATGCCTTGCCACCAAACGGTACTTCGATTACGTCATATGACAACTGCCTAAGTCTGTCGATTACACCACTACCAGCACCTGCATCACAAAACACTGCATCAGGGTTATGTTCCTCAATTAGATTGGCTACTCTGGCTGCTAGTTCCATGTTGTCTATACCTCGATATACAACTGGCTTAAATGCTTGCTTACCTTGCCGTCTGAAGACCACAGATCTGTCATCTCCAAACCTTGCAGGGTCGATACCAAGGATTACTGGAAACAGTTTGACATGGTCACTTTGATATACACGTTTCGCTGCATCTTCGGTATCTGCTAATGCAATTAACTGATCATCACCTTGGGCAGAAAAGTCACATAAATATTCCCTTGCAAATGATGTCTCACTCATATCACGTTTGAGACGAGTTACCTCATCAGGATGCAAGCTATCGGTGTCATATACCGTGTATCTGGCAGCTGTCCAATCGCTTTCGTCTATGGCCTTGTAATACAACTCAGAGAACAAGTTAATGCCACTAGGTGTACCGATGAATATTGACCAGCCAAGACGGTCTGATAGTGCTGGCTGGACTATGTCTGTCCATAGCTCGTTCTTTAACTGTGCGACCTCGTCCATGACTATGCCGTCCAAACGTAATCCACGCATGGCATCAGGATTGTCTCCACCAAACAATCTGATAATCGCTCCATTATGTTTAAACCTGACTGACAGTTCGCCCTCGTTGATGTCGATTACAGAGGTTCTACGCAATGGTTCTATTTTTTGTTTTAATCTTGCCCATGCAATCGCTTTTGCCTGTCTCAGGAACGGTGCAACGTAGACAAACATGGCTAGTTCCTTATCTGTCTTCATGGCCTTATCAATTAGCTCCATAATGGCCAACTCAGTCTTACCTGACCTGCGATGCAAGGCATACACCGAAAAGCGTTGCTTATTAACGTGACAGCAATGCTGCCATTTTCTCGGAGTGTAATCCAGTTTTATTAACGGTTGTCTCACGCCTGTGGAACGCCTGTTGAAATGGTCAGGTTAATATCTCCTTTTGCATCAACACCCACACGATCTCCATAACGTTGC